TCGTACCCATCTCCAGCATAGTGTTGTGCGTAACCATAACCTCCAGATGCGCCACCTCCGCTACCGCCTTGATAACCGTGACCTAAAACACCACCATTTGGGCTGTGACCAGCACCAGCACCACCACCGCCACCAGCAACAATAAATAATCCACTGGTATTGCCATATTCCCTTAATGTACCATTTCGAGTACCAATATGAGTAGCCCCTCCACCAGGAGCATCATAAGCTCGTCCTCCACCATTGTAAGTATATCGATATTGGCGTATAGCTCTATTTCCGTTTTCTCCTACACAAATATAAATAACTTGTCCTTGATTTAGTGTGACGTAACCAGCGCCATATCCACCATATCCGGGAGTCGCTCTATCGCTGGCTCCATTATTATTTCCACCTTGAGCGCCCCAAACCTCCAATAAGTAAGTACCAGTGACAGGAGCCGTGAAACTCTGCATTCCACCGGTATATCCATACGCATAAACAGACTGAATCCACTGCGCTGATACTGTAATATTACTAGTCAGTGTAATCTTTGCTCCAACAGCACCATAATTCCATCCATTAAACTTATAATTTGTTCTGCTATAACCATTCGCAGGTAAAGTAATAGTAGGATTCGCAATATTACCATTATTATAATATTGGGTACCGCTAATACTTGCTACTGATCCACTAGTAGCTCCATTACCATTAAAAGTCGCAGTTAAGGTCCTTTTATACACAGCATACAAGGTAACCGGTTCGTCTCCCATTACCTTAGATGCCACTACAGTACTTGATGCCGTATTATCTTCGCGCCAGCCGACAAACGTCCAGCCGGGAAAATGATTTATGTAATCGACCGTTTTAGGAGTTAAACAGGATGCTTCACTGTCTATCTCTTCCTGCGCATAGTCACTCGAATTAAAGTAATATGTAACCACATTCCCGGCGCTATATACCTTCGTGCCGTTATTATACCATTTCTTTACCTTCTGACCGTTATGTCTCACGTTCTTCAGCGTTGTGTTATTTGTCTTGCTCATTCTCTATCTACTCCTCGTAGTCTGCTGTCTTAGTGACTAGTGTGCCGGTACTGGCATCAAAGGACACTACATATAATACCTGCCCAAATTCATCGCCAATCCGCTTTTCCAGGTCGTTCATATTCTCAGCTGAAAATGCATCACCTTCCTGCAACACAGATCCTTCACTTCTTTCCACCGTAACCAACTCATTAGATCCGTCCTCTTTCGTCAGTTTCCGGCGGGTGGGATATTCCGACTCCCTATCCTTCCATTCCTTCTGTTCAAACATTCCGTTCCCTCCTTATAGCAATAATCCAACAGCGTCCCCAGTATATATCTCATTGCCTGCATAATAATTAAACTGCGCACTTACTACCTCATACACATCATTTAATATCTGTTCAATGGCATTGTAGTCCTGCCATGTGTTAAAGGGCAGTTCCGGCACCTCTGGAGTATCCTTATGTACAAAATATGCTGTTCTGATTGCTGTGATATTATCTCTCATATCAGCAAAGTAACTTTCCGTCGGCAGCTCCGGAACAGCGTCTATATGACTGGTATTCTGCAATTCCAGTACATCAAGCAATATCTGTATATTGTTCTCGATCCTCGCCAGATCTACTGCGTTAATGCAGCCTTTCAGCCCGGCCATGTATTCCGCCTGTTGTTCTGCTGTCAGATTGCTCCATCCTACCGTCAGCAGTTCCCTCGCATGCTCTACATCTTTCTGCGTGCGGTCTGTCACCGGTGGGATCCACTCATACGGATAGCTATAGGCTGCCGGTCCCGCAGACACCTTCGCACGATACTTAGTTCTTCGATTTCTTTTGTAATATGGATTGATTGGCCGCAGATCCATCAGATCAGCCCCCTCTCTCCTGCATAGATTTCACCGGTATATGCCGGATCCTTGGTAACCACGCTATAGCCCCTGCATTTTGCCGTTGCTATATAACCCCCAGTCAGATCCACTGACTGGCTCTCGATCAATGTCGTCGCCATGTGTCCACCAATTTCCCGTACATTTACCCAGTTTCCTACCTGTTCCTTATCTTGCAGATACTTCATATCTAACTTTTTCTGCATGGCATAATACTTCAGCAGATTTTCCGCCACATCGCAAATCAGGTCGGTATTATACAACGTGCATCCGTTATATTTCTTTTTATTTTCCGTCTCACCAGCCGACAGCATATCTACGTCTTTATGGTAGGTATATGCATTACTGGCATACTTCCGCCCGACAATTGTGCATTGCCCGGTCTCGGCCATACTGACTACAATGTAATTGGTCTTCACCTCTTTTATTGCTCCGGCAGATACCGTAACAGATGACGGCAGATACGGATCCGTAAAAGTA